GTCTTTGCGATGTCGTAGGTAATTACCGGCTCAGGCTTGATTGGTGCGCTAGGAGCCATCGGTTTGATGTGACGATACCAATTCTTTCGCTTCTTGATCATATTACCTCTTGTAAGGTGGCGTGAGTCTACCACAGCACCTATTCGGATACCAGTGTGCTTAGTCCGTTTTCCTTCACCACAGTTATACTCTGAGTAAACATTTCTTTGAACTCAGGCTTGTGTGTCACCACAAATACTGTGCGATATCTGTATTTCTGATCATTAAGCAAACGTACAATAGCCTCAGTTCCTGAGCGGTCTACAGCCTCGAATGGCTCGTCTAGAAAGCGCCAAGGAAGCTGTTTAGCCGTTCTAAACTGCGCTAGGTCTCCCAGTGCCATGGCAACCACCAAGTCAGCCCTAGCGCGCTCTCCGGCGCTGGAACCACGGTATGTATCAGACCCGTGGTTGTGCTGGCATAGGATAGTAAACTTGTCTTTTTCTTGACCGTTCTTGAGGGTACTCTTAGTAGAGAAGCTAACCGTGAGTTCATCGTTAGTTAGCAGCTTTGAGTAATACTTAGCTCGGTCATTAAGAATGGGCGTAACGTAATCAAGCATGAAAGACCTGAGGCCAGCAGGACTAAAGCCATTTACCCAAAACGAACAGAGTTTGATTTCTTCTTCCAAAGAGTCAATCTCTGCCTTCAGTACGGCCACCTGCTGAGTCAGGTCAGCTTCTCTGTCTGTATGCTGCTTGATGAGCGCGTCAAAATCGGGCTTGGTTAAGTCTACGTTCTTGAGTGCAGCTTCTTCTCTGGCAAGGTCAGCTTTAATTCGGTCTCTAAGCTTCTTGGTATGACTAAGAGTCATAATGTTTTCCTGAAGAAGTTTTTCAGCACTTTTTAGCTGCAGCAGTTCCTGCTTCTTTATACTTAGCTGTTCGTTGGCGCTGGTTTCGATTACCTTACGCGCAGCGTTGGCTAGCGTGACCTGTGTCTCACACTGTACGCGCTCTTCTTCCAGCCTTGCCAAGGAATTGTTTGCCTCTTCTAGCACCTTAGCTACGTGTTCCTCGGGGACTGTTTGGAAACAAGCGGTGCAACTCGGCCCTAAATTATTAGCCTTGGAAACGTTTGCTTTGATAACCTTAATCTGCGTGGACAGTCCAGTAAGCTGGTGTTCTAGTTGGCGGATTTCAGCGTCTTTAACAGCTAGCGCTGCACGCATAGGCTCTAAAATATTAGCCATAACGTAGTTATCAAGCTGCGTAATGCTGTTCTTAATATTTGTGTGCGACTGTAGAACCTCAGCCTCAGCTTGAAGTTCTTGATCAACACGAGCTAGTTCGTCACTAAGAAGCTTGATCTCAGCAATATGCCCTTCTTTGCGCCGCTGTGTCTCTGCCTCGATCGTTTGCTTAGTATTCAATACGTCAGTCAAGTGAGACTTCGTCAAGCTGATCTGAGAATTGCAGGAAGCAATGATAGAGCGCTTCGTAGCAACTTGCTGCTCCAGAGCTTTTGAGTTAACTCGGGCAGCTTCGTACGCCTGCGACAGCTGCTCGGTCTGTAGAAGAGACTCCAGCAATTCTTTAATTGCCTTGTCAGTCATGCTAGCAACTTTGATGCCAGCCCCGGGCATCATGGCTCTAAAAGTCTCAAACTCAAATCCAATGATTTGATTCACGACTTCCTGCATGCTCTTCATTTTACCAGTAGTGCCCAAGAACTCACCGTTCATTCGAACCGTGAGGTCATTAGGCTTCTTGTTTCTTGAGTCTAGCCTGTGACGTGTGATGACGTAGCGAGTGCCATGCTCTTCTAGTGTAAGAGACACGCAACAATCTTGTCCTACACGCGTGTTTACTACCTCGTCACCAGACAGTCCTCGAACAGTTTCACCCCACACGCACCAGCAAATAGCCTCGAACAGCAAGCTTTTGCCTGAGCCGTTTGAGTCAGCGTTGGGCGCGTCTTTGTTTAGGCCGGTGATTAGAATCAAACCCGGTTTATTTAAATCTAAGTTAATATGTCCAATTGAGCCAAAGTTCTCAATCGTGATATTAAGCAGATTCATCTTCGTGTTCCTCGGTAACTACTGCCATCAATCGAACATTGTACTTACCGGGAGCAAAAGACGCTTGGTTCTTGCAGTCCCGCAGTACAATCTTAATCAAATCTACCAAGTCTAAAGACTCTACGTCTGGCATGTGCATGAACACGACATCGACATCGGCCATGAGATCCACGACGGATGTATCCTTTGCGACTGTGATTTCAACTCTCTTAGACATGGTTCACCATTTCCAGTTTTCTACTACGAGTATTCCTAGATGTACGATGACTGCCCACACGCTTATTAGCATCATAGCTTTTACTTCATCCATTGCTCACACTCACTAAAATCTTTTTACCGTAGGCAACTAAATCTTCGTGCTTTACATCCGGAAGATTAACGTTTACCCAGTTAGTATTGGACTTTACCCAAGCTGATACCATAGCCGTAGGCGACAAGTTTTCCTCAGTCAGCGCAATCTCTGACTTAGTAGTCTCGGGTGGGACATATACCACCTCGCAGTTTCTAGAACTACTAGACTCTCTAACCTTGTCCACGTCGGACTGCGACATATTCCGGTCTGTAATGACTCTGACGAAGTCTTGCGGGCGAACTACCACGTTCTTGTCCCTAGTTACGATAAACTTAGGCGCGGAAGTTTCAATGAAGTCAAAGTCTACATGGTCACGATAAACACGAACATGTAGAAAACCACGCTTCGTATTTGCGTCACCCCAGTTGTGCTGATGCGTAGCGCCAACATACCAACCGTTCGCAAATAGCTGCTGGTGTTCGTGATAGTGACCGAAGAAACACGCGGTAAACTTTTGCCACGGAATATGATCAACGCTCAAGTCTGACTCGTTAACGAGTACGTAATCAGACCCTACCTTCGCACCCTGAATACCTAGGTGCGCAAACAACAAATGTGGCGTATCAGTTGTTTGAAGTTCCGCTACTTTCTTGATTTGCTCAATAGCCTTTTCTCGGTCGTCTGTATAAGGAATAAACGAGAACTGCAGAGGCTCGCCCATCTTACCGGCTTCTGACATGAACGTAAGCTTGTGTGAACTCCAGTCCACAACTTCTACGTTTCCAAGTTCTTTGAACACATGCAAGCTGTGAACATGTCCATCTCTGTCAGCATAATCATGATTGCCTGGCATCAGCCACAGCTTTGCTGCCTTGGACATTCTACTGATAGCGTCATACATGAGGTTGACCGCTACAGTAGGCACAGCTTCTCTAACGTGAAACAAATCGCCACAAAACACTACGTTCTTGACCTTATTCTTGCGAGCGTAGTCATCAATCTCACGAATTACGTCATGAGCTGCTAACAGCCGCGAATTCACAAAGTGAGAATTGTACTGCTCTTCTCTAGAACCAAACGCAAATGTATGCGCATGATGGTCCGAGAACACTACGAACTGATCAAGCATGACGTCGGGCATTGATTCACTCATTTGCACTCAACTTACCTTACCAAGCTGTACGCCATACGAAGTGATATACTCGTATGGCGTACAACTCTCGAGTCACTCTGCCGCGTTAGCGAGTACGGTAAGTCCGCACTGCTTACGAATAGCAGCATCTAGCGTCGCTGCAACATCTGGATGCTCAGCCAGATACGCACACGCCTTGTCCGTTCCCTGTCCCATACGAGTACCCTGATACGAATACCACGCACCGGACTTATCTACGAGTCCATAAGTCACGCCAAGTTCGACAAGGTCGCCTAGATAATTGACACCCTTACCAAACATGATGTCGAATTCAACCTCACGGAAAGGAGGGGCTACCTTGTTCTTGACCACCTTGACACGCGTGCGACAACCAATAGCGTCGTCGCCAGTCTTGATGGTTCCGATACGCTTTACTTCCAGACGAAGGCTAGCGTAGAACTTTAGAGCGTTACCACCGGTAGTAGTCTCAGGAGAACCATACATGACTCCAATCTTCATACGAATCTGGTTGATGAAGATTAGGATAGTGTTGGTCTTAGAAACAATGCTAGTCAGCTTGCGAAGTGCCTGACTCATCAGACGAGCCTGTAGACCAACGTGTGAGTCACCCATTTCGCCGTTGATCTCAGCCTGAGGCACTAGAGCCGCAACCGAGTCAACCACTACGATGTCGAAGCCGCCGGAAGAAACAAGTGTCTCGACAATGTCGAGTGCTTGCTCACCAGACTCGGGCTGAGACAGTACGACCTTGTCCATGTCCACGCCAAGATTGCGTGCGTACTTGGGGTCTAGTGCGTGCTCCGCATCCACGAATGCAACGCTTCCACCCATCTTCTGGGCTTGAGCGATTGCATGAAGCGTAAGCGTAGTCTTACCACTAGCCTCTGAGCCGTAGATTTCAATCACGCGTCCACGGGGATACCCACCTACTCCCAGCGCCACGTCTAGACCCAAAGAACCAGTGGGAACAGACTGAACGTCGGGAATAGGGTGGGAAGCAAACTCAAACGCTGCACCATCACCGTGATTCTTGCGGATTGACTCCAGCGCAGCCTTGCGAGCCTCTTCCTTCGAAGAGAAATTATCTCGCGAAATCTTTTCGTCCTTCTTTTCCTTAGCCATGATTACCTCGCGTAAAGTAGAAAGAGGCATATCGCTACAGTGGTAGCAGTATGCCTCTTTAGGTCACATGTTTTTGAGTATCAGCCTAGCTGGCTGCGCATTTCCGCCGCCAAGTCACCATCATCACCGAGGCCCCACGAGTGGTTGACCTCCTTGCTAGACGTGCTCGCAGCGGCAGGAAGCATAGCCTTGAAGCTGCCACCCTTGCCATCCGACAAAAGCTTGGTGATGTCGTTGTACGACTGGAAGCGACCAATCTTAGAGAGGTCAGGAATCTCAAAGCCATCGGGAACCGAAGCCTTGGTCTTCTTGAGATCCGGCTGGACCGTATAACGAGTCTTCATCTTATCCTTATTACCAATCTTGGTGATAATGATATTGTGACCGTCGTTAAGGTCGGTGATGTCAAGGTCGTTCGCAATCACGATGCTAGCGATCTGCTCGTAGATCGTAGACGTAGCCGCGTAAACCTGAACCTTAGGATCGCCAACGTTAAAGGTAGGCTCCGAATCGGGGCGCTCCTTCTTGTACTCAGCAAGGTCCTTTGCCGTGTACACGGGGTCCGAGAGGTCGATCACTGACATAAGGTACGCAACCTTGGCGCGAAGGTCCTTAGCCAGTTCCTGAGCCTCAACGTTAGACTTCTGCGTACGAAGCTGGTCTACAAACTCGCAAATAGGACAGTTCGGATCCTCAGAACCCGGGGTCTTCTGCGGACAAAGAACCGGTCCAGACTCCTCCGAAACATTCCAGTGCTGCCACACCTCACGCCAGAACGTGCCTGCGAAGGTGCCCTCATCGGTCCACGGGGGAAGAATACGCACGCGGTTCTGACCCTCGTTCGGACGCCAGAACTTCATAGCGGGACCACCGCCACGGGTCATGCGTGCCTGAACCTCTGCCTGCGCCTTCTTCAGCTTTTCAATATCAAGTGCCATGTTATTTGCCTTTTCCTTTTGTTGTTGTTGTAGTTGCTACCGTTATGGTAGTAGTTGAAGGGAATCTAACACAGAGCGGTGTGTTGTCAACCACGTTCGCGCATTTCTCGAGCCATAAGCGACGTGTCCGCACGGAACTCGGTACGCTGATTAGCACCCAGCGAAACAAGCATTTCCTTGCGCTGTGCCATAGAATCCCATGCAGCCTTCAAGAGGCCAAGCTGTCGCTCAGCATCAAGAACCTCAGTCTGCAAAGCGACGTACTCGTCTGCGGTGATAACCATGTTCTCTACCATCTTTTCGGTAGACTTAATTCCTGCACCCTGCATTTCAGACCGCTTCTGGTAATCGAGCACCGCATACATTCGCTTAAGGTCAACTTCAAGACGCCGGAACTTGTCCGCGGCGATCTCGTAACAGGTAGAATAGTACGCGAAGCGCTCAGCGTGCTCTGAGAACTCAGAGTTGAGGTCGGAACGATTGATATACAAGTCCTCGTCCAGCTTTGACGTATAGTCTACTGCGCCTACGGTAT